ACTGCTGCGCCTTTTTTGCAGGCAAGCCCTCAAAGATCCCGTCCTCTAAGTGCGCCAACCACTGCGGCAGACCGAGTTCATTTTCATAAGCCGAATGATCGTATTTGTTCAGCGTGCAACCAACCGCGCAGCCGTGCCCATCTTTGAAGCCTGTGCCTTGAATAATTTCATCTGCTTGGTGGTGCGCCTTGAGACGCGCTAAGTACTTCTCTTTAACTGCGGGGTCACCGTGAAACGCTTTCATGTTTTCTCCTTTTGTTGAACAAGTGACTGAACTATAGCAGATGCAAAATATAAAGCAAGTGCTAAATTTGCTTGACAAGCCCCCAGGCGAGTGACCTATAATTCATTCCGTCGTAACCCATCAACCGAAGGAGAAAAACGATATGTATTTAGAATCACAAATCGGCATCCTAACCGATGCAGTGCGGGAACTCACGTCCGCCATGAACAAGCACGCCGAGCAGCGCGTGTTTCTCGCATCGGGTGAACTGTCGCCCGGTACAGTAGAAAAGTTCGCAGCCGCCGCCGAAGAACTCCCAAACGCGAAATCGGAAGAGACGCCGCAAACCATCTCGTCCACTTCCGAGCCTACCGAGAGCGAATCCGCGCCGGTCACTTATGACGACGTGAAGAAAGTCACGATCGCGGTTAGCAAAATTTCGAAGGACAAGGCCGTATTCGGATTGAATCATTTCGGCGTACAGACGGCGAAGAACCTCGTTGAAGCACAGTGGGCGGATTACATCGTCTTCATGAACGAGGTGCTTGAAGGAAAGCGTTATGTCGACTGATGACTATCACGCCCTAGCAAGCCCTTCGGGGGCGCACAGGTGGCTGAACTGCGCGAACTCCCTGGCAATGGAGATCGGCCAACCAGGGGTCGATTCGAAAGCTGCGGATCTAGGAACCGATAAGCACGAACTGTTGGCGATGTGCTTGGAGTTTAGGCAGGACGCAAACCAGTACCTCGGTCACATCTTAAAGAAAGGCCACAAGGTTGATACTTCGTTCGCCTACGACGTGCAAACGGTCCTGAACAACGTTCGCGATCGTATCGCGAACTACGAAGCGCAAGGCTGCACGGTAACGGTCGAGATCGAGCAAGACGTACCTATCGACCAGATCACCGGCGAGAAAGGCGCCACGGGCCGGGTCGACATCGTGCTGATCGTAGTTTGGCCGCAGGTTCTCCGCAGGAACGCCACTGTCGATGTGATCGATGCGAAGTTCGGTTATCAGGAAGTGGACGCTGAAGAGAATCCGCAACTCATGATGTACGGCCACGGCGTGCTGAGCAAGTTTGGTCTAGTGGAAGACTTCGATCAGGTGAATCTGGTGATCGAGCAGCCTTTGCGGACCGGGAACGAGTGGGCGACGGAACCGATTGACTTGCAGGAATGGGTCTATCTGTATGCGCAACCCGCTGCCGAGAAAGCCATCATGGTTCACAAGATGGTCGGCGAACGCGCGTTGAAGGAAGAGGACTTCGCGCCGGCTGAGAAGACGTGCATGTGGTGCAAGGCAAAGGCGGTTTGCCCTGCGCTACTCGCGAAGGTCGAAGAGACGATAGGGCGCGATTTTGAAGCAATCGAAGAACAGGGGCTGTTCAACACCGATCTTCTGCCGATCGCCAATCTGGGGCATATCTTCCCGAACTTGGAACTCGTAGAGGATTGGATCAAAGCCGTGCGCGCTCGCATCGAGTTCGAAATGTTCGCAGGCCGCAAAGTGCCAGGCGTCAAAGTAGTGGCAGGCAAGCGCGGTAACCGGGCCTGGGCTGACGACGCAGAAGCCGAAGCGATGCTCAAAGCAATGCGCGTCAAGCAAGACGAGATGTACAGCTTCAAGCTCTTGGGCCCGAAGCCGATTCTGGAACTTCTGAAGACCAAGCCGCGAAACCTAAAGCGCATCGAGCAGCTTGTGATTCAACCCGAAGGCAAGCCGCACGTAGTTTTGGATTCGGACAAACGTCCGGCGATTGAAATTAAACCTGTCGATGACGGATTCGATACGGAGGATGAATTGTGCTGACGCGCATTGATTGGGTGTATGCCGTCGAAATCGTAGACGACCAAACATTCGCAAGGCACGGTCCCTTCGACTCCGAAGAAGATGCGGTGAGCTGGATTGAACACGAGCAGCTGGAGGGTCATTTCGACCTCATCAAAAACATTCACTTTTACAAAGACAAGGAATAAATCATGGGTACCATTGTTCAACTTAAAAACGTTCGCATCGCTTTTATCGACGAGCTGTTTGTTGCGGGTCAATATGAGGGGAAAGGCGACTTCCGCCACACGGCGACGTTCATCATCGAATCCGGCAGCGCGAATGACAAGGCGATTCAGGCCGCTATCAACACAGAAGCGGTGAATCTGTGGGGGAAGAAAGCCGAAAGCATGCTGGAAGACATGCGCACGAACAAGAACAAGTTCTCGTACATCAAGAACAAGAAGGACAAGACCGGGGAGGTGTACGAGGGGTTCGAAGACCGGTTCGCACTGTCGGCGGTGCGCAAACAGAAGGACGGCGCTCCGCTGTTTCTGGACAACGTGAAGGATACCGACCCGAACTCAAAGCACTTCGGCAAGCCTGCACGCCTGACTGGTTCAGAGGGCCGTATCTTCGCCGGGTGCCACGTGAACGCCAAGGTCGAGATGTGGGCGCAGGGGGGCACATACAGCGGCATGCGCTGCGGCCTCCTAGGCGTCCAGTACGCCGGGCCCGGCGACAGCTTCGGCGGCGCGACTCGTCCGGCGGATGACGGTTTCGACGCGATCGAAGTTGAAGAGGACGATTTGGCCTAGTGCTAACCGGTCGCCGCGCACCGGAACCAGAAGCGCGGCACTAAAACAACGAGGAAGAGATGAAACTGTTAGATCTATTCTGCTGCGCCGGCGGTGCGTCCGAAGGCTACCGCCGCGCAGGCTTCGAAGTGGTGGGCGTGGATATAAATCCACAGCCGCACTACCCTTTCGAATTCATCCAGGCGGACGCGTTGACGCTTTCGCCGGCCTTTTTAGCGCAATTCGATGCGTTTCATGCTAGCCCGCCCTGCCAAGCGTACACGCTCGCGCAGCGCCTCCGGGGGAACAGCCACCCCGACCTGATCCCCGCCACAAGGGCGCTCCTGTGGTCAACCAAACGCCCGTGGATAATGGAAAACGTGGAAAGGAGCCCTCTGCGCAATACGGTGATGTTATGCGGGGCGATGTTCGGAGGGCTTAAGGTTTACAGGCACAGACTATTCGAAAGCAACATAGCCTTGACGGTGCCCGCGCATCCCCCGCACACTGCGCCTCTACGAAAAATGGGGAGGCCCCCCTTAGAGGGGGACTTCCTGCACGTAGTTGGGAACTTCTCCGGAGTTGCGTACGCGAAGAAAGCGATGGGGATCGACTGGATGACCCGGGACGGGCTCCGCGAAGCTATTCCCCCTGCGTACACGGAGTATCTCGGGCGCCAGCTTATGCGCGCGTTGGAGTTTGTATGAAACTCTGGCTAGATACGGAAACGTACAGCGAAGTCCCGATCACGAACGGCACGCACGCGTACGCGGAGAAAGCTGAAGTGATGCTTACGACGTGGGCCGTCGATGACGGGCCGGTTGAGTGCTGGGACGCAAGCGATGGCGATCACGCGCCCTACGAACTGATGAAAGCCATCAGAGAGGCGGACGAGCACTGGTGGCACAACGGCGGCATGTTCGATCGGGTTGCGCTTAAGCATGCGCAGCCGGGGATTTACAACATGATTCCTGAACACAAATGGCGGGACACAATGGTGCAAGCGCTCAGCCACGGGTTACCCGGATCGCTTGGCGCGCTGTCTGAAATCTTCAAGCTCGGCGACAACGCGAAGGACAAACGCGGTAAGCAACTCATTCAGATGTTTTGCAAACCGCAAGCGAAGAACAGCAAGTTGCGCCGCAAGACTCGGCTGACGCACCCCGCGGAGTGGGAAGAGTTCAAGGAGTACGCCAAGTCAGACATTCGCGCGATGCGCGAGCTCCACAAGAAAATGCCGAAATGGAATTACCCTCGAAACCCCGAAGAGATGAACCTGTGGTTTCTCGACCAACGAATGAACATGGCAGGTGTCTATGTCGATATCGAACTTGCAGAAAAGGCGATTGAAGCGGTTGATCAAGCGCAAGCGCGCTTGGCTGCGGACACAGCAGACGCCACGGACGGCGAGATTACGGCTGCTACCCAGAGGGACAAACTACTTAGGTACATCCTCAAGGAGCATGGGGTTTCCCTCCCTGATATGTGTTCAGCTACGTTGGAACGCCGACTATCAGACCCTGCACTACCTGATGCGGTGCGCGAACTTATCGCACTTCGTTTGCAGGCTTCGACGAGTTCTGTTTCGAAGTTCAAACGCCTTATCAAAGGCGTTTCCTCGGACGGGTATCTTCGGGGGCTAACCCAGTTCAACGGCGCCGCGCGAACCGGTCGAGACGGCCACCGCCTATTCCAGCCGGGCAACATGATGCGGCCCACGATCCCGCAAAAGGATATCGAAATCGGTATCGAGGCGATCAAGGCGGGATGTGCGGACCTGATCACCGACAACGTGATGGAGCTGACTTCCAACACGATGCGCAGCGTGATCATCGCGCCGCCGGGGAAGAAGATCGTTGTTGCGGACTTGGCTAACATCGAAGGGCGCGTTGCGGCGTGGGTTGCCGGCGAAGCGTGGAAACTGCAAGCGTTTCGGGATTACGACACTTTCTTGCTAGATGACAAAGGGCAAAAGATTCCGCACAAGAAAGACTTCTTGCGCAAGGGCCCGGATCTTTACGTCAAGTCGTACTCGGAGGGCTTCCGCGTTTCGCTTGAGATGGTTACGGATTACATGCGCCAGATCGGTAAGGTGATGGAGCTTATGCTCCAGTACCAAGGCGGTGTCGGCGCGTTCCTGACCGGGGCCGCGACCTACCGCATCGACTTAGACGACCTGGCGCGCGTCGGGCGCGAAGCGATTCCCGATCACGTATGGGCCGAAGCGGAGAACTTTTGGGATTGGTCAATCGATACGAAGCGAAACACGTACGGCCTCTCGCACGACACGTTCTGTGTCTGTGATTCGATTAAACGCCTCTGGCGGGCTTCGAACGCCGAGATAGTGATGTTGTGGGGCAAGATCGACAGCGCGGCGCGCAGCGCCATTGCGAGCCCCGGAGAAGACTTTAAAGCGGGATCGAAGCTTACGTTTCGCCGAGACGGCAATTGGCTGCGCATGATCCTGCCAAGCGGTCGGAGCTTGTGTTACCCGTCACCTCGGATCGATGAAGGCGGGGGCATGAGCTACATGGGCGTGTCGCAATACACGCGGAAGTGGGAACGGATTCGCTCATATTCGGGGAAGTTTTTTGAGAATTGCTGCCAGGCGATCGCGCGAGATGTGCTGTTCTACAACCTACCGGCAGTAGAAGAGGCGGCCTACAGCGTGCGCGTCAAGATACACGATGAACTGCTTACGTACGCGCCAGACGGTTTGCTTTGGGGGCCTAAGCACTTGTCGGATCTTATGTCGAAACCTGCGCTTTGGGCTTCGGGTCTTCCGCTTGCCGCTGCGGGTTTCGAAGGGTACCGATACAAAAAGGGTTGACAGCCGTTTTGCAACTGCTATAGTTCAGTCACAAACAACGAACGGAGAGCGACTTGAGCACTTACACAGTTACGATCAGCGTCACGGACGAGGATGTCGAAGGCGGCAAAACGTTTAACATCGATATGGGAGGTCTCCAGGCGGAGTCCCCCGATGGCGCCCAGGCAGACGCCCTGCGTATACTGCGAGACATCGAGCCGGGTACGTACTTCGAAGTGGTAAGTGCTACTAAAAACTAAGGAGAATAGAGATGTCAGACGTTAGGAAAATCGCAGAGACTCTTGGGCTGGCGCGCATGCGCCGCGATATGTTCGCCTGCGCAAATACGGCGGGGCTAGATGCTATCCAACGCGCCAAGCTAGACGCGGAATATTGCCGGGCACTGCGGGATCTTTCTATTTGTGAGATGGATCTCATGACCGCTATCGCCCAAGGGAGCAAATAATGTTCAGCAAAGATAATCGCCATTACCGCGCAACGCCGCGCACGATCCAGCAAGCGTTTGGCGCGTACCACCGCTACGACATCGCGGTCTGCAAGAAACACGAACGCCTGTGCGCGGTTCTCGGCGTGCTGATCGTCGGCGTGGTTTTCGGCTTGCTGATTGGGTGGCGGGGATGAAAACAAACGTAAAGCCGGGGGATCTCGCTATCGTGACCGGCGCGTTCTTCTGCACTGAAAACATCGGGCGGATAGTAGAAGTTGTTCGCCCCGCCGTGCCCGGGGTAGACGTTGGCGCGCGGTGCACCCACCAGGGGCCGTCGTGGATGGTGCGATCGCAGACTCCTTTAGGCCGGGTAGCAGGCGGCTATACGCGGAGAATTAAGCCATCCACCGAAGCGCCCTGTGCCGATTGCTATCTTCGCCCGATATCAGGTCTTCCACTAGAGGAAGAAACAAAGGAGCCTATCCATGAGGGAACGTGAAATTGAAGCGTACTTCGTGAAGCGCGTAAAGGAAGCGGGGGGTCTTCAGCGCAAGTTCGTGAGCCCCGGCCACCGGGGCGTGCCGGATCGGATTGTCGTGTTGCGCAGGAAGGTGTACTTCGTGGAACTCAAAGCGCCGGGGGAGGTGCTTCGCGCCGATCAGGAGCGCGAGCACGCCAAGCTGCGCGATGCAGGGGCGATAGTGTGGACACTGTCTGACAAGGACAGAGTTGATTTCTTTATATCGTGGGCAAAATTATGCTAATCGCTTGTTTAATCGTATGGGTCGCGGTTTGCGCCGCGCTAATCGGGTTTGTTTATGGCGCGGGGCGTCCGTGAGAATATTCGGATGGACCGCCGCGCAATGGCGCGAAGCCCACAGACACGCAAGTCGCGCGGGGACGTGGGCCGAGTACCTGGATCGTCTTAAGAACGCGCTGGAGCGCCTAGCATGAAGCTTCGCCCCTACCAACAACTAATCATCGACCACATTTTAGATAAGGAGCGCTGCAATGCTTTTGTTCCGATGGGTCTCGGGAAAACTATATCGACCCTCAAAGCGATCGAAACGCTCAGTCTCGTGTCGGACGGCCCGACGCTCGTACTTGCGCCGCTTCGCGTTGCACAAAGTACGTGGCCGGACGAAGTCAAGAAGTGGGGTCTTGACCTACCAGTTTCTGCCGTTGTCGGAAATGCCGCCCAGAGAGCGCAAGCCCTTCGGTCCGATTCGGCCATCTTTACGACCAACTACGAAAACCTACCGTGGTTAATTGACTGGTACAAGTACAACCCCCGCCCCTGGCCGTTCAAGACAATCGTGGCCGACGAGGTAACGAAACTTAAAGGCTTCCGCACGCGCCAGGGTACGAAACGCGCCAAGGCACTCGCTGAAGTTGCTCACAAAAAGGTGGACAGATGGATAGGTCTCACGGGAACGCCTGCGCCCAATGGGCTGAAAGACTTATGGGGCCCGATGTGGTTCGTGGATGGGGGCCAGAGACTTGGGAAGTCGTTCACGGCGTTCTCGCAACGATGGTTTCGGACGAGTTTCGATGGCTACGGTTTGGAACCGACAGAGAACGCTCAGAAGGAGATACAGACGCTTATCTCCGACGTGTGCTTATCACTGGATGCAAAGGACTACTTCGATCTGAAGAAACCAATCACGAACAAGATAGTGGTGGATCTCCCCCACAAAGCGCGCCAGCAGTACCGGGACATGGAAAAGAAAATGTTCCTGGAACTGGAGGGGCACTTGGGGCCGACGGAAGTCGAAGCGCTGAACGCGGCATCGAAGACCCAGAAGTGCTTGCAGCTCGCGAACGGCGCAATCTATACCGATGAAGCGCGCAACTGGACGGAGGTCCATGATGCAAAGATCCAAGCCCTTGATGACATTATCGAAGAGGCAGGAGGCGCCCCTGTTTTGGTCGCATATAATTTTAAGCACGATCTTGTGCGTTTGCGCGCCGCTTTTCCTCGCGGCCGCGTGCTTGATTCCAATCCAGAAACTATTAGAGATTGGAACAAGGGGAAGATTCCGATTTTGTTTACTCATCCTGCTTCTGCTGGTCACGGGCTTAGCCTTCAGGATGGCGGAAACATCATCGTGTTTTTCTCGGTGAATTGGAATCTAGAAGAAGCGCAGCAAATCGTGGAGCGTATCGGACCGGTGCGGCAGGCTCAGTCAGGCCACAATCGCCCTGTCTTCATCCACTACATCCTCGCTAACGATACGGTAGATTTCGACGTGATGGAAAGGTTAGAGACAAAGGCGAGCGTACAGGATATACTGATGAAAGCGATGCGACGTAGGAAATAAGGAGTATGCATGCTTTCGACATTCAAAGAGTACCTGAACTATAACCGGGAAACCGGGGTTTTCACTTGGGTCAAGACTCCTCGTAGAGGACGTTCAATTGACGCCGCAGTTGGTACGACGAACAAGGATGGGTACTTGGTTATCCGGGTTAGAGATATCCGGATCATGGCCCACCGGCTAGCTTGGGCGTTCGAACACGGCGTACTGCCCGAGTTCGAAATAGATCACAGGAACGGGCAGCGGGCAGACAACCGGATATCGAATCTTCGTGTGTTAAGCCACCTAATGAATCAGCAGAATCAACGCAAGCCCCACGTGACCAATCAATGCGGTTTCCTAGGAGTCGATTTCCACAAGGCCAGCGGGAAGTACCGGGCGCAAATTCGAAACGATGGGGCGCGGATTTACGGCGGTCTTTTCGACACGCCGGAGCAGGCATACGCGAAGTACTTAGAAATGAAACGAGCACTGCATGAGAGCAACACACTCTAAGGAGAAAGTAATGAACTCAACGATTCACGATCAGGCGTGGCTCACGTGGGGCGCAAATCTTGAAACTCGCATTCGACAACTCGAAAAGCACATCCACTACCCGCACAACGAAAACGCGTATGTCCGAGGCGTAGACGCGATGAAAGAAGCCGCTGCCAAGGCGCAAGCGACGCCCTTTCCGACGCTCGGCATCTGTGCAACGCCTCCCATGCGCAGCAATGCGGAAACTATTTTCGTACTCACATCGTTTGCGAAGCGCTTGCTTAATCCGGAAGATCTCGGCCACGCGGTAACGTTCGAAGTGCGCCAGCTTGCGCGCCGCGCGCTTGGGCTTCCCGAAGTGAAGGAGTACGACTTGTGAACATCGAAAGGAAGTACGTCTTCGACCGCTTAGTTAATGCGGTTCGCGAAATATCAGACCGCTGCTGGTGTGCCGGCTGGATGGACGGTATCGAAAAAACGGTTTGGCAAGCGGTGCTAGATGATCGCGACTGCGGAATCGGCCAAGGCTACGTGACGCGAGAAGAACTGATCTTTATCAAAGCATTGGCCGAACGCTGTGACTCGTGGGTTATATGGGGTGATATCACGCACGGGGAATGCGAAATCCCTTTATCACTTTGGAAACTGATTTGGGCGAAGAACGCGGGTAAATAGCAGTTGCATCTCGTTTTGCATCTGCTATAGTTCAGACACAAACAACGAGGAGAAAACAAAATGAAAACACAAGTTGCAGCGCTGCTGCTCGCACTTCCGATGCTCGCACATGCGGAAAGCTTCTTCCAGATCGAAGTAGGCGCGGGCATGGCGGGCGCGACGAAAGATGGCGACATCATGTATTACGATGCGGGGATGTCGCACCACACGCCGATTAGTTCGTTTGGCGGGCGCGTTGGCATCGTCTCAGACGCTATCACCGCCAGTACGAAGTCCTGGGTTCCGGGCGTGCGCTTGCACCTTGGGTACACGTATTGGGGCGCTGAATCGTGGTCGGCAACTGTCGGTGAGGACTTCAACGGCCGCTACGGGTACAGCACGCTTACGAAGAACTGCGTGAACACGTGCGGGCAGATTCGCACGTTCATTTCCGGCGGGCATATGCACTCGCTCAACCTGACGGTCGAGCCCTATTGGGATCTCGGAGGCGGGTGGACGGTCGGCGCCGAAGCCGGACCTGCGATTTACTTTGACCCGTGGTCTTCGACGTTTGTTGCGAACGAGTCCGGGCCGTTTGGGCCGGCGGGAAGCACCCAACAGGTTTCCCACCGCGTCGTCCCTGAACTTGGCGCGGTGATCGGGCTATCAATATCGAAAGGGCCTTTCTCGATCCGTTACAACTATTTGTACGGGCGCAACCGATCAGCTGGCGGCGCCGATGTGCCAAGCGGCATTAAGGGCGCGCATTTGATAACCGCGAATTACACTTTTTGAGGGTTAGCCGCTCGCGATCTTCTTGCTCTGCACGCTTTCCCACGCGTGCATACCGCCTAGACCGAGCAGGCCCATCAGCACCGGCATCATCTCGGACATATCCGCCGCCTGCATTACTATGGGGTGGCCGATAACCGACATCGCGAACTTGGCAACCGGAAGCCCGACCCAATTCCACGCGAACGCCGCGCCGCAAACCCAAATAATGAAGGGCCTGCCGCCGGACACGAACGTCGAACTGTTCGCCGCCTCAACCTTGTTAATGTCCATCTGGCCGGTGATCGCCGTCAGCTCGCCGGTCTGCTGCAACTGCAAGAGTTGAAGCTTCGCTGCGGCGGCTTGCGCCGGATCGGGCCAAACGCGGTCGATGACTTGACCGACAACATTCGTCACTGCGGTGATCGGGTCGAAAGCAGCCATTACGCGGCCCCTTTAAGCAAGTTGTTGGCGATCCGGGTCGCCCAACCGTGGCCGAAGGTGTGCCACGTCGAGAGGTTGCCGAGGTACTGAAGTCTGTACGCGAGAAAACGCATTACTATTTGGCGCGCGTCAAGGGCCTGCACCGCAGCGATAGTTACGGGGCCGATAATGCCGTCCGCGCGCACGCCGGCCGCAGTCTGCAACCACGCGGCAGGCCGACCCCCGTTGTAGGCTGCGTCGAACACCTGGAAGCCGATGCGGGGGTCGAACTGGTCGCAGTAGTACTTGTCCCAATATTGGCTCTTCGCGATTTGCTTTGCGGTGTCGAGCGATAAGCCGATCATCGGATCGGTATAGCCGTTTGCCTCAGCGACGCGCTTCGTGATTCCCCACATGGTTTCCCCGCCCGGATCGGCGGGGTTGTTCACGTAGCCGCCTTCGTTGCCGATCAAAGCTGTGAAGGCGTCATCAAAGGCGCTCATTTGCCGATGAACCCGTGAGTTTTCGAGTAGAAGTAGGCAAGCCCGGCGATAGCCGTGGAAGCAATGCCGCCCACCGTCCACTTACCGACTGCTGCCCACTGCTTGTCCAACCACTCATTAAGTGCTTCTTTCATCGCGGCTTTCGCCTCTTCCTTCGTAAGCTGGCCCATATAGGTCATGACTCCGTACATTTTGACGCTCCCTTATACCGTCACTACGGCATCAGTTGAGTAGACTCTCCACGCCCCGTTACTGTAGTAGACCGGTACCCCCGTTCCCAGGCCCACTCCCTCTCCGACCTTACGGCCGTTGGTTGCGTATGCCTGCTGGCTGACTATTGGATTGTTAGGTAGAGTTGCTACCGTGAAGCTTCCGAGGTTACCGGCCCCGAACAACTTGAATAGGGTAAAGAACCACGTTTGCCAAGGTGGATCTTCGAACTTGGATTTTGGATCTGGCGGTGTGCTGAGTCTGTAGCCCATATCAATAGTGCCACTCTAAGGCGTAACCGAGCTCTTGGAGCACGGGCAGGTCGCGTTCAAGCTTCTCGCCGATATCATCGCGCCAGCCAGGTGAGTGCGGTATCTCGATTGTCTTGAGCGCACGCTTGGCACGCTTGGCAGCCCCGTGAATATCGAAGTCAGTGCCTGTAGCAACAAGCACGTAATCGCCGCACGTGACCGGCCCTTTCTTGTAGACGATCTTGTCGTCTTCCTCGTCCGGTACCTCACCAAGCATCACCTCGCAAAAATGAATGTCTTCCGTCACCAAACGGTCGGTGTTGTAGATCGCGTAGCCGGTCGCGTTGCGCTTCGTGTACGTCGTGAACGGGTAATCAGGAATCGTCACCACGACGCCCACGGCGGTCTCGTCCAGCACTTCCAAGGTGTCCTCGCCGTGTAGGGAGTCGAGCATCCATTGCGCGGGGTCGCCGACGTGCAGCGCGGTTTGGATAATGAAGCACGGCCATCCAGGCCGGCTCGTCGCTTCCAGGGGCCAAGGCACACCGTCTTCGTCGATGATCGCGGCCATATCGAAATAACCGCGAAAGTTGATCGAGTGGAGGTAAGACGTGAGCGGTGTCAGCAACTTATCGACGAGCTTGGACTCTTTGACATACCGCATAACCGTGCCTTGCTCACCCGTGTTCACGCCAGTGTCGCCCGGCAAGTGCTTCTTGTGCTCAATATTTTCCAAGAACCACTTCGACCAGCCGTTTTTGCCAAACCAGCCGCCAACAGCCATCTCGATACCGCGAACGAACGGTTGCAGGATGAAGCCCTGGGCTTGCGGCTGCTCTTTCTTCCAGCGATCGAGCATACCGATCATGTCGCGCGGGCTCTTGCTCACGTAGGAAAGCGCCTTGTCCACGTCGCCATTCGGCTTGGACACGAAGCGCTCCATCGTCTCCTCCACGTGCTTTTTGGCCGTGTCGTAGTCTTTAAATTCCTGCGAAGGCATCGTCTTGATGCCGACCTTCTTGAAAAGCGCTTGCCCTGCTTGCCGGTTCAGCTCAAGATCCGCGCCGGCCTTATTCGGGCCGAAGATCGGGTAACCCTTCTTGAAATAAGGCTCCATGTCTTCCATCAGGTTCGCGTTGTCGCTCGTCACGATCAAGTCGGCCCACCCCATATGCGCGCGCCAGTCCGCGACTTTGGAGACGTACCCATCACCGATCGGGTTGCGCTTCTCGCCATCGCGCGGCTTCACCCACAGGCGCACATCGTGGCCGGCGTCGATGCATTTCATGCTGAAATCCAGCATGCCGCCGATACAGTCCACTAGCAGAATTTTCACGGAAGTCCTTGTATTCTATTTTGCACTTGCTATACTTCGGTCATTCAAACGGAGATCACCATGAAACGAATTCTAGCAGTTGCGTTGCTTTCGCTGTCCGTTGCTGCGCATGCCGAACTCACCCTAGTCGCCACTGCCGCAAATGTCGCTGGCGGCACAATCGGCCTATTCAGAGGCGTAGACGAATGCTCTACCGGCGTCGGCGTGCTGCTGAAACTGCCCTTCACGGAAGGCATCCCCGGCTGCGTTACGTCGCTGACTTCGGACGGCACTGCTCACGTCTATTTCAACACGGGTCTCGAAATGGACTATCCTAAGGATATCTGGACGCCGGTAACCCTATCAAAAACAAACACGAAAGGAGCACTGTGATGCTTTACCTGTTGCTTACACCGATCGCAATTTACTGTCTGCTTTACCTGATCGGACTTTGGGCGATTGAAACCGGCTATTGACGAGTTTGCTGATCCCCCTTCGCCGCCAAACCGCCCGCGATAGCCGATTTACTGCCGACGAACTTATCGACGGTATCCAGCACATTTTTAGACAAACCAGCCTTACGAAGTCGATCCATGCCGCCGGGTTTCGTCGCGATGTCGATGATGCTTTTCGCTTGCGCTTCCGATACGCCGAGGGACTTCAGCACGCGCAAGCCCGTACCGACCACGCTGTGTGCGCCTGGAATACCGACGTTCGCCATATGCGCAAGCGCGCGGCCGGTATCTTCTTCGTGGAACTGTGCGCGCTTTGATCCGCCACTTGCCATCGTTGTGGTGTTTCTAGCGCGCGCTGCTTCTGTTGAGAATGCTTTCTTGATCTGGTTTGCTTCTTTGTCACCAATGACTTCCCTAATCTTCGGATCGCTCATCTTGTCCGCGATCTTGGTCAGCGAGCCTTCGGTCATGCGGCCGGCGTTGCGCAAGTAGCTTTCCATGCCGCTCACCATGCCAAGCCGCGCATACTGCTTTTGGACCGGGTTCATGGAGTTGAAAAACTTCACGTCAGCCGAGCCGAGCCCGAACGCGTACTGGTGACCCCAATCTTGCGCCCCGATAATGCCTGTCTTCGAATCTTCACCGCCGATCTTCGCCGCCAAACGCTGAGCCACGCTAAGTGATTCCGGCTGAGCGTCCTTCAAAGCGGCATGCGCCGCCTGCAACGCCCCGGCTTTCATCTTGCCGATGGCGGCGGGGTCTTTAGCGGCATCGTTAAGCCGCTTCTGCAAGTCATCGACCACGGCGGTAGGTATTTCCTCACCGACTTTGTATTTCGGCGCCTTCGCCACATTAGAGGTGTCAGTCATGCGCAACTTGCGGTAGTCACTCAGCACGTCGTCAACCATCGGTTTAACGTCGGGATGGTTGAGAGCCGCTTTCAATTCCGGCGAAAGCGGCGTGACTTCGGAATACGCGGATTTATAGGCGTCCGCGCGCTGCTTCTCCAACGTCTTCAGGTTGCCTATCATCTGGTCGCGGACGTGTTGCAGCGGTTGAGACGGATCTTGCAAGCGTTGCAACTGGCCGCCCTGATCCTCGCGCAAGTTCGTACCAAGCTGGCGCGCGGCCGCGTTCGACTGCCCGCCTTTCTCACCTACCAAGTCCGCCACCTTAGCGGAGAAGTCGGCAATTCGGGCGTTGGGGTTCTGCTTCATGAAAGACTCAAGTTCCTGCGGCGTCTTGCCGTCAGACTTGAGCGCGGCTTTGATAGCGTCTGCCGCCTTCCCTGCCTGCGAGTAGCCCATCTTGCCGACACGATCAAGTATCGGCTGTGCGACCTTACCGACAGCCGAAGCGGCGCCCGCCGTTGCGCCGCCAATGACCGCACCTTCCGTTGCGCGCTTGGTGCGCTCTTCCTGCGTGCCGCCGCCGCCGAACCCGGTGAGCCCGCCGTAAGCCGCGCCGCCGGCAACACTCTTTGCAACGCCGTTCACGCCCTGCAAGATCTTCAGGCCGGCCGCCGCTGTCGCCTGAACAGCACCCGCCGCCAGGTCAATACCGAATGCGGCTAGCGGGTGGTCCTTGTCGTACCTCTTTTCGAGTTCGCGCGTGGCCTGCTCGGCCTGTTTGCCGAATACCTCGCGGTCAAGGTCCGCCCCGAACCCAAAGGTAAGCGATTGGTATGCTTTCGCGCCAATCGCTTCCATGTCAAGGCCGCCGATCTTGCCTTGTTTGGCGGTCGGTTTGTCCCCTGAAGTGGGGCCAGCAGATTGCCCGCCGGAAGCCGAAGCGGGCGCGTCAGGCTTGATGCCATAAGCTTCATCGAGTCCCGGATCGTTAGCCATTACTGTTGACCTTTAAAGAAATCGTGGTAGTCCTTGTAATTCGGATTCGGGCGGCCGTCAGGAAGTTTTGGCACGCCGGCCGTGTTCGGGCGGTAGCCGTTCGGCGCATCCGGGTCCACGTACCCGATAGGCCCAAGCGATTGCTCGTAGCTCGCCCACTGCAACTGCGCAGCCTGGGGTGTCGCGTCCGGGTTCGCCTGCAAGAATTCGTGCGTGAAATTTCGCATGTTTGATTCTATCGATTGCGCATTGTAGTACTCAAGCGCGATGGCTTTATTCACGTCGTGATTCAGGTCCAAGTTCGGCTTCTGCGTCTTCAAACGGTCGTACATGGCCGCCGTGAACGCCGACCGCCCGCCGCCCGCCGCCCCGTTTGCTGCCGCTGCCGCGCTCACCAACTGGTTGCCGACTTTATCGAACAACTGGCGTTTGTCTTCGAACGCGGTGAACGCCATACCGATACCCGGAACCCGTGTCATGCCGCCCGTTGTAACCGGGTCAGGACCGTCCAAAAGGCCGAGAAGCTGCTTAGAGAAGTCCTGCACCTGGCGGGCTGCCTGCGAGCCCTGCACGTCTTTCGTCAGGTAGTCTGCGCGGACCTTCTGCACCGCTTGCTGTGCCTTCTGAGCAACAGCCGGCGTCGTGCCCTTCGGCAAAGTAGCCGCGAGCGAAGGCGCAAAAGGGATGCCCTTCTGCGACAGTTCCGTTTGGCGATTCTGGTCCGCGACTTGCGCTGTCGAAGCGCGCACATTAGCCGCATCTTCTTGCGCCTGCTTACGCTGCTCGACCTGCTGCTTAAGTTGAAACTCCTGCTGCTTGATCGCATCGCCGTGCTGCTGCGCGAGCGTTTCCGTGCGACTTGCCAGAGTCGCCATCTTGTTGCGATCCTGGTTGTAGTCGCCCGTCAGCCCAAGCCCTGCCACCGCCGATTGCATAGCCGGGTTCTGCGCGACTTGCGAGCGCCAGTTGTTATAGCTGCTCTGATCGTTCACGCCCACGGCGAGCTTTGCGGTTTCTTCGTTCGCGTCCTTCTGGACCTTGAATGACTTTTCCTGGAGCGTTTGCTGCTGTGTTTGAAGTTCTTGCGCCTGCTTATAGAACTGCTGCGCAAGTTCAGGATGCCCGTCTTTCTCGGCGGATTGCGCGGCCGACAACATCGTTTGGATCTGGCGACTTTGAGCCTGCACCGCTTGTTGGTAGACGGGCGGTGGTGTTGGGGCGCCTGCGTCGTCGCGCGCTTGCACTTGCTGCGCCGGTGTCGGCTGTTGCTTTGCCTGATTAAGCTGGTACGCGGCGGCGAACTGCTTCGCGGCGCTTTGCACCTTCGGAATGTATGCCTTCGTTTCCGGGTTGTCGGGATTCCCGCCAGGGCCGGCGTTGTAGTACGCCAAAGCCTTAGCCGGATCGCCGCCAGCCTTCTGGAACATCTTCCCAAGATAACCGACAGCGCCATCCGGGTCTTTCGGATTGAAGGGCTTAAGTCCGTACCCCGGCTGCGCGGCGGTAGTCGGTTGCACCTGGAAGAGGCCTTCCGCACCCGTGCGCGAAACCGCATCCGGCTTGCCCGCCGACTCGGCCGCCATCACGCCGTAGGACGTACCGATTGGCAGATTGTTCTTCTTGTCGAGTGCCGCAAGCTGGTCCATCGACATGGGGCCGACCGGTTTGAAGTCGGATGCCGGCTGCTGCCCTTGCTGCGGGACGCCTGCGGCTTGAGGAGCGCCGGCCGCATTCGCCGGCCCGGCTTGTTGCGCCGCCTGTTGACCTTGTTGAGCGGGAGGCGCGGAATCGTCTTGCAGCGCGTTCACCCAATACTTGTGCGTCAGATCGGCATTCTGCAAAGCCTGTTGCGCAGCGGTGTTCTGCATCTCCTGCGCTTGATTCGCGAGTTGGCCTTTCTGCAGATCCTGCGCGCGCACCTGGCGCGTGTAGGCCAGATCCTCTTGACCTTTTTGATAATCGCCGAACCCTTGCGCGATTCCCGTAAGCATTGGGCCCCACAGCTTGACCGCCATTTAAAACCCCCAGGTGTTGCCGGTGCCGCTGTAGTTGAAGCCGCTGGTGTCCGTGCCTGCGCTTGTGCCGAATAGCGCGCCGCTACCGCTGGTGTCAGTAAATCCCGACGTGCTCGTACCGAGCCCGGAGTTGAACCCTGCCGAATTCACGCCGCTAGTCGTGCTGCTACCCGATCCGAGACCGTTCAGGATGTTGCCGGCGCCGCTTGCCAACTGGCCGATACCCTGTCCAACGTTCTGGTAAGCCGAGTTGACGTTGCCGTACACCTGAGCTTGCGCGGCGGCAGCTGCTGTCGGCGAGCCTGACGACAAGCCGGAAAGCTGCGCCAACTGGTTGAACGATTGCTGCTGACCCTGCTGGCCGCTTTGCTGCGCCGACAGTAGTTGGTTGAACCCCTGCTGATTCGCTGAAGCGCTAAACTGACCGGCGCTAAGTTGCTGCCCAAAGCCTTGCTGCTGTTGGGACGCCGCTTGCCCTGAGAGCCCGGACAGCTGCGACAACTGTGTGTTGTAGGCGTTCTGCCCGAACGTCTGCCCATAGCTTTGAAGCGCGGCGAGCTGGTTGCCGGACGCGTTCAACCCCTGCGCAGCCAAGGTCGAGTTGACTGCGCTTTGCCCCTGCCCGAACGCGGCTTGGTATTGCGGCGTGTTGTAGATGCTGCCGGGGTTCGCCAACAGGCCGGAAATCTGCGAGTTGATGCCGCCCAGGTTTAGGCTATTCAAACCTGCTGAATTTTGATTCGCGGAATTACTAATTCCGCTGGCGCCGAAGTCGTTGGTGGCCGATGAATTCGCGTAATTGCCAAGCGTGGTTTGGCCCGCGCTGCCGGGTACGCCGTAAGCCCCCGCGTTAGTCTGCGCCGCCAGCTGCGCACCGTACTGCTGATTGTATTGACCGAACGGGTTTGCGGTTTGCGCAAGCTGGTTGCCGAACTGCTGCGCCTCGTTAGCCGACAGCGCGCCGCCAGCTATGTTCGCAGCCCCTTGCGCGACTTGACCGGCGCCTGAAGACGACCCCGAAGATCCGCCTTCTATGGCGCCGTAGAGGGCAGTGCCCGCCCCAATCCATGCTGCTGGCATTTAGGCCCCCTTCTTGATCAACACTTCGTCAATGTTCTCGGTTTCCGTCGTGCCGTGCACGCAAAACCACACAATATCGCTCAAAGCTGTAATTTTATGCTCAACGCCCGCCGGAACGGTCATTACGTCACCCGGATGATAGAACCAAGTGCGGTCCTCGGCTTCCGCCTTCGCGTAACCGCTGCACAAAATACTGTAATGCTCGTACGTGTGCTTGTGGGAGCCGATAACAAACCCGGATGGTGCGCTCATTTTGCGCAGATAAACCGCATTGCCTTCGGTCGGAAAGTAGTGTACCACTCCGAGGGTTTCGTCCAAGGTCATCGCTTGTACCGCCTTTCGTAATCGTGCGTGCGCAAACACACGCACATAACGATGTAGTCTCTGTCGCTTTTGTTGATCACCGAGTGGTCAACTGTGTTCAGGAACCGGTGAACGTCGCCCGGCCGATCTTCAATCGCTTCGTCTTCGTAGACGAATGCCGCGCCAGGTTGCCCTTGGATGCAAATATTGAACTTGTCGTAGTAGTCAACGTGCCAACCCCAATCTTTGTGGGGGTGGATCTGCTTGCCCGGCTGCACGCGCCAAATGAAGATGCCGCCAATGCGCTCTGCTTCTACGCGCCGCGCCAGGTCGAACACCAGTTGGCGAACCGCCGGCAGCGCATAGAAAGCCGGATACCAAATCGGCTCATGCTCGTGATTGAATTTCGACCAGTCGCCTGATTTCAGGTACTCCGTCTTGTCGTTGTACCGGACCCAAATGTCGTCACTGTCCCGATGGGGGCCGTTCGGCCCCAAGCGCTCCATATCCACGTTCCACAGTTCGGGATGTTGGTGCAGTTCAAGCGCGAGCGGCGTAACGTCAACGCCTTGCGCGATCTTCAGGAAGTTTTTCATCGTGGCGCGTAAATAGAAGGGAAACCCCACATGCCTTGCTGGCCCCGTGGCTGCTGCATTTGCTTGCCGACCGTCTGCGAGGTCACGTTCGCCGCTAGTTGCGTCGCTGAAGGCGAGGCGATTGCCGGTAGCGCCACTGGCGGGGCGGTAACTTGCTGGTGCAGCGCCGCCAACTGGTTGCCAAACGACGAGCCCATAGGGGCCTGCTGTTGGGGTTGCTGCTGAAGGCCCGCTTGCTGTTTGGCGTAGTTCTGCCCTACCAGTGCTTGCAGGGCGTCGCCGTTACTCTTCTGCCCGCCCCCGCCTGATGCCGCCGGCGCGCTGTTGCCCGCCGCTGCGGCTTCCTTTTGGGCTTTAGTTTGGCCGAAGCTGGTGCCCGTGAACCCGGTCGCATCTTTAACCGGATCGATGCCTGTTATGGCGCCGATAGGGTTCACAATGTCGTCAACTACGCCGCCCATCACAACCCCTTGTAGTAAATTCGTTCGGTCTCGG